CGAGGCAATTTATCCCCGATAACCACCAGTACGGTTCACGCTGGTCCGGCTGTAGGCCAGCCCGATCAAGATTGATCCTAGATGAGTAGTAAACCTAGCCAAGGCCTTATTGGGGCTGTGGCACCACGGCTTCACAGCACGCCGTTAAAAGCTAAATCACGAATAGATGAAGTCGCACAATTGGCCGACTCTATAGGCGTGCCCTTACTGGAATGGCAGCGCTGGGTATTGACCGATATGCTGGCCGTTCGCGACGATAATACTTTTATACGTACTACCAGCCTACTTCTAGCTGCCAGACAGAATGGAAAATCGCATATTGGGCGAATGCGTGCGATGGCAGGACTAATACTGTTCGGAGAAAAGAATCAACTAATAATGAGCTCTAATCGAGGAATGGCGCTGACTAACTTCCGGGATATTGTCTACCTATTCGAATCTAACGAATCCCTGGCTAAAATGGTCAAGCAGATACGTCTGGCTAACGGTACCGAGTCAATCGAAATGTTATCCAAGTATGGCGGTGGCCGGTTAGACGTAGTAGCCAGTACCCGCGATGGAAGCCGAGGCCGTACCGCCGACTTCTTATGGATTGACGAGTTACGAGAAATCACTACCGAGGCTTATGCGGCCGCACTACCTGTTACCCGGGCCCGGCCTAATTCTCAAAGCTACTTTAGCTCTAATAGTGGCGATGCATTCAGCGAAGTACTAAATAACCTGCGTGAAAAATGCTTAAGCCAGCCGCCGGAGTCAATAGGGTTCTACGAATATAGCGCGCCCGAGTTTGCCGCCGTAAATGACCGTAAAGGCTGGGCTTTGGCTAATCCAAGCCTGGGCACATTGATAACCGAGGAATCTATAGAGGAATCTCTAGCTGTAAATACAATCGAGGATTTCAGAACCGAAACCTTATGCCAATGGATAAGTTCACTTGCCAGCCCCTGGCCGCACGGCAGTATAGAAGATACCTCTGACAAGACCTTACAGCTATCCCCTGGACCGCTTACCGTTATGGCCTTCGACGTTAGCCCTAGCCGGCGCGATGCGTCGCTTGTGTTAGGTCAGATAACCCCATCTGGAAAGATTGGTGTAGCGGTACTAGAAACCTTTCATAGTCAGGTAGCTGTAGACGAGCTACAGGTAGCAGCGGCCATTAAAAAATGGTGCGATCTCTATTATCCGCGTACGGTCTGTTATGACAAGTACACTACGCAAAGTATTGCCACGCGCCTGGAAAGGTCCGGCGTAGCTGTAAAAGATATTAGCGGCCAGCAGTTTTACCAGGCCTGTGGAGAAATGCACGAAGCTATGGCGACCGGCAAAATGGTACACTCAGGCCAGGATGCGCTAGTTAATCACCTAACTAACTGCGCAGCTAAAATGAACGATAGCGCCTGGAGAATCGTAAGAAGGAAATCCGCAGGGCCCGTAGATATTGCGATCGGCCTGGCAATGGTGATTCACGTACTAACTGAGCCACCTGCCGAGGCTAAAATTATTTCGTAGACACGTTACAAATCTACCCTTAAATGCTTGACTATTAAGGGAAAATAGTATCTATGGGATTACTAGAAACTTTAGGCTTACGAGCTACTAACACAGCCGGCGAATCATCGACCCCTAAAATTACGGCGCAATACGCACCAGCAGTAATGGATACTACTTACGGCTACGGGTATTTTAATACTGGATCCGCTTCATTAGGTATTGGCGCGATTAATCGAGATGCCGCGATGATGGTACCTGCGGTTAGCAGATGCCGTAATCTAATAGCCGGAGTTATTGGATCTTTAGATTTAGAGTTATATAGAAAATCTACCGGCGAAGAAATCGGTAAACCTTTATGGCTAGATCAACCTGATTACAGACAACCGCGCAGCGTCACGATGGCTTGGACCGTTGATAGCCTTATGTTCTATAATTTGGCGTACTGGAGAATAGTCGAGCAATATGCAGATGACGGTAGAGGATCCAGATACGAATGGATAGCAAATAACCGAGTAACTTTTACTACAAATAAATACGGCACTGAAATCGAAGAGTACTTCGTAGATGGAATCAGGGCACCTATGAGCGGCCTGGGCAGCCTGATTACATTCCAGGGCCTGAACGGCGCAGGTATATTGCAAGCCGGCGCACGTACCATTCAAGCGGCGCTAGATTTAGAAAAAGCCGCATCAGTAAGTGCATCTACACCAATGCCGACCGGTTATATTCGCAACACAGGAGCGGATCTTCCAGAATCGCAAATATCTGGTTTATTGGCTTCTTGGAAAGCAGCTAGATTAAATAGAAGTACCGCGTATCTAACTTCTACACTTTCTTACGAGCCTACATCTTTCAGTCCTAAAGAAATGATGTATAACGAGGCGCAACAGTTCCTTACTACACAGGTTTGCCGTTTATTTGGAGTTCCAGCCTGGATGCTGTCCGCTGATATGAATAACAGTATGACTTATCAAAATATATTGGATTCACGAAAAGAATTTCTGGCTTATACGCTGCAACCTTATATTAGTGCCATAGAGAATCGCCTTTCAATGAATGATATGACAACCAGTACGAACGTGGTCCGGTTCGCCGTAGATGACACCTTCTTACGTGCAGATGCAATGACTAGATTAGCCGTGTTAGAAAAAATGTTAAATCTTGGATTAATTGATTTAGATGATGCTAAAGAGATGGAAGATTTGACTCCAGAAGGCCGCGAATCCGATGACGCTACGGAAATGCCAGAGGATGACGAGGAAGAAGTTTTATCACCGGGAAATGAGCTAGGAGAATAAATGGAAATAGAAAATATCCACCTTACCTTCGCTAGTCAGATAGAAAGTTCTGACGCTGGCCGCAGGTTAATCAGCGGTGTCGTATTGCCGTTTAACACTATCGGAAATACTTCGGCTGGCCCGGTAATTTTCGAAACTGGATCGGTAGAGATTCCGGAGGCCCGTCGTATAAAGCTACTGGCCCAGCATTCTCAAAATGATCCAATAGGCAGAGCCCAAAGTTTTCAAGTTACCCAGGATAAAATCTACGGTACTTTTAAAGTTAGCGCATCTCAAAAAGGTACCGACTACCTAACCCTTGCAGCTGAGGATTTAGTAAGTTCTTTAAGTATCGGCGTAGATGTAGTCAAAGCAAAAAAGAATGAAGATGGAGTGCTAGTCGTATCTAGTGCCATTATGCGCGAAGTTTCTTTAGTCGAAAGCCCGGCTTATCCGGATGCAATCGTTACTAAAGTAGCTGCTAGCGAAAGCGAAGCGGTACCCGAGCAAAAACCAACCGACACAGAAAGCGAGGCTACTGTGGATAAAAATCCCGAGCCAACCGAAACAAAGGCAGAGGCAGATACTCCAGCAGTAGAAGCCGCACGCCCTGTAACTGCAACACCTTACATAAGTACATCAGTACGTTCACCAATCGATTCAATGGCGAAGTACACAGAGCACAAAATTAAAGCTGCATTGGGATCAGATGAATCACGTCTTTTTATCTCAGCCGCAGATGACTCATTCAGCACTAACCCTGCATTTAATCCAACTCAATACCTATCAGAGTTCGTAACAAATACTCGATTCGGTACCCCAGCAATAGATGCCTGCAGTCAAGGAACCCTGCCGGCTTCAGGAATGACTATTAGCGTGCCGTCACTTGTGACTAGCGCTGGCGGCCAATCTGGAGTGGCACCAGTAGTTACTGTCGAGGCAGAAGCCGGAGCAGTGCAAAATACCGGGATGGTCACCGAATATCTAACTGGAACTGTCAGTAAGTATTCTGGAATGAATACGCTAAGCGTCGAGCTCCTTGAGCGCAGCGATCCAAATTTCTATTCCGAACTTACGACCCAGTTACAGAATGCATATTTAACTGCAATTGACACTGCTGTAGTAGCTGCATTAATTACAGCCGCTACTGCTGCATCAAATGAAACAGCAGACAGCACCGGAATTATTGATTACACTTCTGAAGCCGCAGCTAATATTTACAAAAATACTGGCTACTTCGCACAGAATTACATCGCTAACCCTTCACAATATCAGGCCCTATTAGGTGCAACTGATACAACTGGTCGTCCTATTTACAATGCGATCCAGCCTATGAATGCGGCCGGTCAAGTGGCGCCTACAAGTATTCGCGGTAATGTCCTCGGCTTAGATCTTTACGTCGATAAAAACTTCGCAGCGACTACCTTCGATGATGGATCTGCTTTGATCCTTGCACCTGAGGCTTTCACTGTTTACCGATCACCCCAGGCTTATATGTCTGTAAATGTAGTTTCTAACCTACAGATTCAAGTAGCGATCTACGGCTTTATGGCAACAATCGCCAAAATGCCTGGCGGTATCTACAAGTATATGAAGGCGTAATAAAAAACCGATTAAGTAATCTGTAGGGATTTAGTAGCCCTTATCCCTACAGAGCTATTAAAGACAGGAGTACACAGTGCCAGCCTCGTACGTTACTATGCAAGAGTTACGCAGTAATCTTGGGATTGGCACTTTGTATTCAGATTCGGATGTCGAAAGCGTATGTCAAACAGCAGAGGACCTGCTCAATCAATATTTATGGTTCGATACTGCGCCAGTCGTAGCGACAATGCTTCAGGACAATGTAGCCACAGTGATGCTTGCTAATCCTGGTATTTTCGTTACAGGTCAGAGCGTTACGATCGCAGGAGCCGGCGCAACTTTTAACGGTACTTATACTTTAACCGGCACTGTACCCTGGTCTACAGGTACTTCAAACAGTATCCCGGCCCTTTGGTGGAATTGGGCTTGGACTAATTACCCTAATGGTTATTCTTTTATTCAGTACACAAAAGTAGTTGCTAACGATATCTTTAAACGTGTCCTTCCGTACGGTACCGCGACCGGGCCTGATACAAAGACAGCCAGCTACGCAACTACCCCGGCTATCCGTCAAGCCGCAATGGTCCTTGCCGTAGATATCTGGCAGGCCCGGCAAACCGCCCAGAGTTCACCTAACGGAATAGACGGCTACAGCCCATCGCCTTATAAATTAGGTTACCAACTTGTAAACAGAGTACGTGGCCTGATCCAACCGTACGCCAATCCTTCTTCGTTAGTAGGCTAACAAATGCCACCTAAAGCGATAACTACCCTACGTACCACCTTAGCTGCTGACCTGGCTAATCCGGGCGTATGGTCTACCTTCGCTTACCCGGCGCCTGTATTGCTGGCTAACAGCGTAAATATTATCCCAGCCGATCCCTACATTACGCCGACCAATAACGACTACGCGACTATTTCACCGTTAGCAAATTTTAAGATTCTTATAGCTGTACCTGCATTCGATAACCAGGGAAACCTTGCAGGCATAGAGGACTTTATAGTCGCGGTCTTTAATAAGATTGCAACTTCAACCCTGGCCTTTAACGTTAGTACGGTATCCGCGCCTGCGATATTAAGTGCATCAAGCGGTGATCTACTGACAGCCGAAATTAACATCTCAACCCTAACAACCTGGAGCTAAAATGTCAGATGAATACGATATAAACCAAAATAACTTTCTGGCCAGAATTGGACAGATTAAAGAAACACAAAAGCCAAAGCCTGCGCCTACCGCAGAGAAAGAGGAATAACAATGGCCGTAATGCTTAACTCCACCGTAGGCGTGAAAATCGCTACGGTAGATATCTCAGATCACGTGTCCAGCGCGACACTAACTCAAACCTTCGACGAGCTAGAAATCAGCGCACTTGGAGATCTTTCCCATAGATTTACCAAGGGTCTGGAATCGAGCACACTTTCGCTCGACTTCTTTAACGATTTTGCAGCTTCTCAAATCACTACGCTACTGCAGACCAATTATGGCACTACAGTAACCGCAGTATTGATTCCGGTAAAAGGCACAGCCGTAAGCGCAACAAATCCGCTTTACACTGTATCAATCCTGATCAATAACTTAACACCGATTAACGGTGATGTAGCAAGCATAAACAACTCATCGATTACGTTTACCTGCAATTCTACAGTTGCCTACGCAACTACTGGAACCTTCTAAGGAGCAATAATGGCAAAGCTAAAGATAACAAGGGCTAACGGCGAAGTAACTGAGCACAAAATTACGCCGGGTGTCGAATATGCATTTGAAATTAAGCACGGAGCAGGAATATCAAAAGTCCTGCGTGAACACGAAAGACAAACGGAGATCTTCTGGCTGGCTTGGGAATGCTTACGCAGGGCTAATATAACTGTGCCGACCTTTGGCCTAGAGTTCATAGAAACTTTAGAAACGGTAGAAGTACTAGACGAAGAAAAAAAATAGTAGGGCGTGATTCAATTATTTACAGTATCGCCGCTTTAAGCGTCGAAACCGGGATTGCGCCTAAAGAATTCATAGATATGGATTCAAGAATGCTTGAAGCCATAGTACAAGTATTAAAAGATAGAGCTAAGGAGTTGAAAAATGCCAGTCGTAGTAAACGGCGTTAAAGAGCTCCAAAAGGCTATGACTAAAGTGGACCCGGCACTGAATAAAGAAATGCAGAAAAATATAAAGGCTGCAATGGCTATTGTGCAAAATAAAGCTCGTGGCTATCTACCTGCCGACGATCAAGTCTTAAGCGGATGGGCTAAAAAAACTTCATCAGCTAGTACAATGGTCTATAGGCCCTTTCCGGCCTACGATTACGCACAGGCGCAAAAAGGCATTATTTATAGATCAGGTCAAAATCGAAGAAATGACCGAGGCTTTAAAGCATCTTTTTATGTTGCAAACGTAACGGCCCCTGGCGCTATATTTGAAACTGCTGGGCGGCTAGGAGTGCCTGAAGGTAAGGGATCGCTAAACCCTAACGCATCGGCTGAGTTTAATTCAGCTGCTGAATTTTTAACCAGTATGAAGGGTCAGAATAAACAGCGTGGCCGTGTTATCTATCGGGCCTGGTACGAAGAATCTAATAAGGTTATACCGGCGGTAGTTAAAGCAATCGATACCGTAGCGGTTAAATTTATTAAAGATACCGAAATTAGGAAGGCTGCCTGATGGCTAATTTAATAGTATCGGCGGTCAGCACCTTTGATAACAGAGGATTAAAAAAAGGTAAGAAAGAAATATCTACCTTTGAAAAATCAGTAAAAAGTTTAGGTAAGACTTTCGCCAGTGTATTCAGCGCCGCTTACATAGTAAATTATAGTAAAAAGGCTGTAGCTGCATTCGCCGCTGATCAAAAAGCGGCTAAATCTTTAGAGATACAATTAAAAAATACGGGCTTTGCATTCTCATCGCCGGCTATAGAGTTATATATAGGTAACTTACAAAGGGCGACCGGTGTCCTAGATGACCAGTTGAGGCCAGCCTTTCAGCAGCTACTGACCGTAACTGGCTCAATTACTGAAAGCCAGAAAGCCCTTAACGTCGCCTTAAATGTCAGTGCGGCTACGGGTAAATCAGTTCAGGAAGTTAGCGCGGCTCTATCACGTGCGTATGCCGGTAACACTACGGCCCTTAGCCGACTAGGTGCAGGCATTAGTAAAGCCACATTAAAAGCCGGTGATATGGATGAAATTCTGCTTGAGCTCAATGATAAATTTGCCGGACAAGCTCAGGCTAGATTAACTACTTACGCTGGAAAGATGGATTTATTAAAAGTAGCCAGTGAAAATGTAAAAGAAGAAATTGGCAAAGGCATATTAGGAGCGCTTGCAGCTTTAGGTGAAGATACTAATATAGAAAAAACAACAAAAAAGATGGAAGACCTGGGCAAGCAAACCAGCGACACTATTCTTGGCATTGGAGTATTGGCTAAAACTTTAGGAGATATACCAGGCTTAGGAATGGTAGGCCGGGCTTTTTACGAAACCAGCGCACTAGGATTATTAGCCAGATTAGGCAGAGAAAATACACCGGCCCGACAATTACCTGCAAATGAGCAAAGATCCGCAGGCCGTATATCTGCTCAACAATTTAGACAAGAAAAAAGATTAGCCGATGCTTTGGCTAAAGCCCGAGCCGAGGAACTCAGATTACTTGGATTAAAAAATACTATTGATAATAAGAACCTGGTTGAATTACAAAAGAAATTCGATATAGAGCGAATCGGTTTAACAGCCGCACTAAATAACGCGACCGATGATGAAACTAGATTACGTATTAGGGCTCAGTTAGCAATTTTAGACGGCAACGAAGCTATGGCAAAAAAGATCTTGGCCGAGATGGAAGCCGCCGAAGCTTTAAAGAAGTTAGCAATGGCCGCCGATAGTGTTACCGACGTATTTAAGCGGTTAGCTGTATGGGATCCGTTAAGTGGTCTTAAACCTACCGAAGCTGATTTAAAAGCTACAGGTTTAACTAAGCCAAAAATTGGCGGCGGCGGTTCATTTATGCCTCCTGCAATAACACCGTACGCGCCAGAATCTGGCCTAACTATTACTACGGAGGATTTAGCAGCTACTGGGTTCAGATACGATCCACTATCAGGACTTAGACCTACTGCCCAAGATATCAGAATCACGGTAGACACGGCCCAGACCGGTGATAGATTTGCCCAGTTAGTAGCTGAAAGTATACAGGTGGCAACTAAGACCGGAATATCTTACGGAGTAGCAGGCGGCTTGTAATGGCAGTACCTACCGTAAACGCTGTTATTAACTTTAGCACCGGACCATCATTCGCACAGGCTATGATCTTAGACCAAGGTATCTTGGGTACAAATATACTTGCAGATTCAGCCGCCGTTATTGTGGATGTGTCTAACCAAATAAACCGCATCGAAACTAGGCGCGGCCGTAACGCCTTGATAGACCAATTTCAAACCGGCACTTTAACCCTTCGTATTGTTGATCAGAATGGCGACTTTAATCCACAGAATCCAGCGTCGCCCTACTTCGAAGTTTTAACCCCTATGCGTAAGGTTCAAATCTCAGCTAATTATCTAGGCGTTACCTACCCTATATTTTCTGGGTTTATTACTTCTTATGTAACTACCTACCCTAAAGAAGCCGACAGCGACGTCGCTATTACCACAATACAGGCCGTAGATGCGTTCAGGTTGGCCCAGAATGCCCAGATCAGTACGGTTACTGGGGCAACGGCAGGCGACCTATCAGGGACCCGTATAAACGAGATTTTAGATGAGATTGACTGGCCGACAAGTATGCGCGATGTAGACCCTGGATTAACTACGCTTCAGGCAGATCCGGGTACCCCAAGAACTTCACTAGCTGCAATGGAAACAGTAACCCAGTCAGAATATGGAGCCTTATACGTCGATGCTTCCGGGTCCTTTGTATTCCAAGATCGAGCCGTTACAGCCGGATCTATAGGAGCTACTCCGACCTTATTTGCAGATAACGGTACCGGTATTATATATCAGGATGCGGCTTGGATTCTAAACGACGTATTAGTCTTTAATCAGGCCACAATCACCAGGGCCAATGGGTCGCCCCAGGTGGCAATCAATCAGCCAAGTATTGATAAATACTTCGCACATAGTTATTTTCTCAACGAGCTACTGATGCAGACCGACGCAGTGGCTTTAGATTATGCCCGGGCTTATGTGGCTAGCCGGGCCGAAACTTCAATCAGATGCGATGCCATAGTCTTAGACCTTTATACGCCTAACTACGATACCGGGATTATCGCGGCTTTAGACCTTGATTTCTTTGATCCAATAACCGTTCTGACTACCCAGCCAGGCGGATCTACCCTAGAAAAAACTTTACAGATTTTCGGTGTTGCCAATACGATAACGCCGAATAGCTTCAAAACCGTATTTACTACGCTGGAGCCAGTTATCGACGCGCTGATTCTAAATAATAATATATACGGTCGGTTAGACTACAATGTACTCAGCTATTAAGGAGAAATTATGGCCGCAGGTTTAGGATTTAAAGATTTCACTACTGGTGAAGTTCTTACCGCCGGCGATGTCGATGGGTATTTGATGCAGGGCATTTGGGTATTTGCCAGTGCCGCAGCTAGAGATGCCGCAGTCACATCACCGCAAGAAGGTAACTTCGCATTTACTAAAGATACAAATGGATTATGGTATTACGATGGAGCGGCTTGGGTGGCTTCTGGAGCTACAGGCGATATTGAAGGCGTTACCGCTGGAATCGGTATTTCAGGCGGTGGTACTTCCGGTACCGTAACTGTTACTAACTCAATGGCCACGGCAATAGATGCAAAGGGCGATCTAGTAGTAGGCACCGGAGCAGATACTTTTGCTAAATTAACCGTGGGCGCAAACGGCACCACACTTGTAGCGGATAGTGCAGAGGCTACTGGACTTAAATGGGCTACTGCCGCAGCAGGCGGCGGTATGACTTTATTGGCAACTTTAACTCTTACTGGTTCATCAGTAACATCTAGTTCATTTTCAAGTGCATACAAACAATTATTTATATATTATAAAGGCGTTTATGCAAGTACAGCCACTGATTTGTATATTAGATTCAATGCAGATACTGGCAGTAATTATTATTACAGAAGAGTTTATAGTTATAGTACAACAGTTGCTGGTGAACAAGCACAGTCACAAACATATTGGAGAACAGGCGGTGTTGACACTTCATCCACAGCCAAAAACACCACCAATGGTTTTGTAACTTTGATGAACCCATCAGATACTGATTTTGTATTTGGCACAATTCAACATTATAGAAACAATAGTGGAACAGATATTGAAAGTGCTATGAATGTATTACTTTATGATAATAGTGCCGCTATAACTTCAACAACATTGTTTTTGAATTCGGGTACTTTTAGCGGTGGTACAGCCTATGTATATGGAGTGAACTAATGACTAGACCAATGGTTAGAATTTATACATCAATAGATAATTATATTGATAGAGAAATGAATGATGCTGAGTTTGCACAATACGAAATTGATAAGTCAGATGCAGAGGCAAGACAAGCCGAAGCCGAAACAAAAGCGCAAGCCAAAGCCGCAGCCGAAGCAAAGTTAGCCGCATTAGGTTTAACTACTTATGACCTTCGGGCTTTAGGCTTATAGCACAATCTTGGGGAATAGTGGCAGTTAGATTGGATCAGCTATGACACTTCGAAGCCATAACGGCTGGACCGCTTCTAAAGACCCGGCAGCTATAGATATAAAGAGTTACCAGGTGCCAGGCACCAAGGTAAAGCTACGATGCGCCGAGGCTGTAGCACCATTGCTGATTGGATTTGCTAAAGAGTTTCACGAGCTAATAGAGCCTATAGATGAAGGTGCACTTGATGACTGGGGCTACGCTTTTAGAAATATACGCGGTGTAACAGAAAAGTTATCAAATCACGCATCGGGCACGGCCATAGACTTAAACGCACCAAAGCATCCTTTAGGGGCGGTAGGTACATTCCCGGCCGAAAAGGTACCAATGATCCGGGCCTTGGCTAAAAAGTACGGGCTGCGCTGGGGTGGCGATTACGTAAACCGCAAGGATGAGATGCACTTTGAAATCGATATTACGCCCGTCAAAGCGGCGGCGTTAATTATTAAGTTAGGTATATAAATGAAAACTAGCCAGGTAACCGTAACTACCACAGCGACCCTTTTAGTAGCTGCTGATCCGCACGATCAAACCGTGTTATTGCATTCAGCCCAAGGCGCCTGTTTTTTAGGAAACGCCGCAGTAACAAGCAGCACAGGTTTTAAGATTGATAACAATACTAAAGTAACCTTGCCCTTAGGGGCTTACGAGGCACTATACGCGATCACGTCATCGGGCACCGATACGGTTTACGTATATTCCGAAGTAAACTAAAGGAGTAAAAATGGCACTAAAACAAATGTTTCTATCTTGGGTAAGAGCTGCGCTGGCTTCCGCTGGTGCGCTATTTATGGCCGGCACTACCGACCCTAAGACCCTAGGTTATGCCGCATTGGCTGGGTTTATAGGTCCGGTCCTTAAGTGGCTAGACCCATCAGCTGTAGAATACGGCCGAAAGAAGTAATATATGGATGCATCGGACTGGGCCGCGCTGTGCGTCGCCGTGGTTACTATTGTAGGCTCATTCGTGGCTTCAGTCCGGTGGCTCGTAAATCACTACCTTAACGAGCTAAAAGAAAATGGCGGATCATCGATTAAAGATACGGTTACCCGACTAGAGGAAAAGGTCGAAATCTTGTACGAAATGATGCTTCACCGGGATAAATAACCCTTAACGGCGTGTCTATAGTTGCCCTTTGTCGGTACCTGGGCTTACCCTTTTAGTATCGGTAACGACGGGTTATCGGTAGTAAGGGCTAAAATGGAAATAAGAGAATGGGTCGCGTTATTTGTTACGCTGGTCCTAATTGCAAGTTATACCTACAGTCTAGGTTACAAAGACGGCAAGCGTGAAGGTTACTTACAATCTGCTAAATGGCGAAAGCAGGTCCGTAATGATAATTAAAGCGCCGGAAGGTCGCTGGTGCGACTATTGTAAGAGCCAATGGGGCAAAGTAAAAGGCGATTGGCATCCACGAGCTAAAACCCAAGCCGTGGTCGTATGTGTATCAGAAACTCATCGAGGCGAAAATAACGAACGGGCGTACTGTTTAGATCACCGGGCTGAATTATCTACCTGGCACGATGGCAGTATTTGGCCGTTAGCCGATCAAATGGCCGAAGGCCGCCGTTTAATGATGGAGTACCGAGCACGCAAAGCCAAAGAGCAGGCAGAGCAGGCGGTGTCCGGTGTTTAATTTAAACGACTATGAGGATGTGGCTACTCGTATTCGCCGGGTCCACGATAACTACCCTATGGCGCGTTTCAACGTTAGGGATTTAAAAATAGACCATCAGGCTGGCTACGTTTATGTAGTTACTGAAATCTACCGAGATGCCAACGACACCAACCCTGCCGCAGTAGACGTGGCGTATGAGGCTAGGAGCGATCGCGGTGTAAATCGGGATTTCTGGGTAGAGAACTGCGTTACTTCCAGCTACGGTAGATCTGCCGGGCTTTTACTCGGTGTAGAAAAAAGACCAACGAGGCAAGATATGGAAAAGGCCCAGCGCCTAACCACCGAGCCTATTAAGTCTGACTACAAAGCCGGATCTAAACCAGTGGAGCCGTTAGCAATGACGGTAGGACAAGTAGCTGAGCAGCTAGGGGCTGGCGAAATAGAAAAGGCGCCAATCTGTAACCACGGAGTTATGGCATTAAAGCAAGGTTCAAAGAACGGCCGGGATTACTACGGATATACCTGCATTATGGGTAAATCCAGCGGATGCGATTCGATCTGGTACAAGCTAGATTCAAATGGCAAGTGGCAACCGCCCAAGAAGCCAGCGTTTACGGTATCTCCGAGTAGTGGAGCAGATATAGATGCGATGCTTATGGGTGAATCCTGATGGGTTACGTCGAAATAATTAAAGACGGCGTACTCGTGCAAATGAAGGATGGCCGGGTTACCAGAGTAACTCCGACCGCCTGGTGCGATAAATGCAACCAACAAGCCGATCCAGTAGGCGGAATTGGAATTGAGGATTTAGATAATCGGGTGGTCTTATGGATCTGTGCTACGTGTCGCAACGAGTAAAGGTTATATTAGATTACGCCCAGGAAGTGCAGGCGCACGAAGTCGGCTTCCAACGTGTAACTGGTATTAAATCCAACGCTAACCATCCGAACCACGCTAACAAGCATTTAAATATGCACGAGTACATAGCTGAGATGGCAGAAGCGGCAGCGGCCGAAATAGTCGTAGCTCAATACTTGGAGTTCAAAAACTTTAAACCAACCATCAACACCTTTAAGACCGAGGCGGATATTGGTAGTAGGATCGAAGTTAAATGGACCAAGTACCGGGATGGGCACTTAGCCATAGGCGGTACTGATCGCCAGGAGGATGTGGCTATCTTGGTAACTGGTCGTAGTCCAGTTTATGAAATAGCTGGATGGCTACCGATTCAAATGGCCCGTAAACCCAAGTACCATCATATTGGCTACGGAGTCCACTGGGTGCCGCAAAATAACCTATTTCCTATACAGGACTTAAAGAAAAGCATTTATGGATCCGATCAAATTTGATTGCCGGATTTGTAAGAAAGTTACCCAGGGTAAGGTTTTACCCGAATACACAGAATCGCTACCGCCTGGGCTTGTGTGCCTAGAATGCCTAGGCTGTGGCGTCTTAGGAATCGAGCTGATAACTGATGGAATTTGATCTAGGTTTAAAGATAGACCAAGCAGATGTGCCTATGACCAGCGATAATTACTACACGCCTAAATGGATATTTGATGGCTTGGGGCTAGAGTTCGACACCGACCCGGCTTCGCCGATTGGTGGATGCCCTTGGATACCGGTCAAAAAATATTACACAATTATCGATAATGGTTTGATACAAGACTGGGTAGGCCGGGTCTGGATGAATCCGCCGTATAGTAAAACTACACCGTGGATAGATCGATTTATCCAGCACAATAACGGCATTATGTTATGCCAGGTAGCTAAGGCAAAGTGGTTTAATCGTATGTGGAGCATAGCTGACGGCATCGCTATGTTGCCCTATAATATGACCTTTGTAACGCCAGGCGGTGGTGAAGCCGGGATCTTTATGCCGACCGCGTTATTTGCGATGGGTGCAGATAATGCCGAAGCTTTAAGCCGATTAAACTTAGGTAAAGTTCGATGAAGTTTGCTTACGCCGATCCACCGTATTATAAACACGGTAAACGGCTTTATTCAGAGCTACATTCAGAGGCCGCCATTTGGGATCAAAAAGAAACGCATCTAAATCTGATACAGCGACTTTACGAGGAATACCCTGATGGATTTGCCCTATCTGCCAGCCCTACAGACTTAGCGTGGATCTTGCCACAATACCCTAATTTACGGGTGTGTGTATGGGCTAAAACATTTCACCAGATATTGGCGGTTACGACTCAATACGCCTGGGAACCTGTATTATTGCACGGTGGTCGCAAAGTGCGCACGCGTAAGCCTTTTGTACGCGACTGGATGAGCTGCACGATTGCCAAGAAAAAAGGCTATCCCGGAGCTAAACCCCAAGCATTCAATAACTGGATACTAGACCTATTAAATTATCAGCCGGGCGATATATTAGAAGATTTATTCCCAGGCACTGGTGGAATGGGGGTAGCTGTTGAACTTCGCAACGCCGTCTGACCTGCGATTATGCAGGAATCTATTGACTCGTAGGGTACGCTTCACACGCGCTGGGCGCGCCGCCAAGGCGGTAAGCGCGCTAGGCGCTGTGATGCTTTGGCCAGGGCTTTGTGTACAGCCTGTTATGGCGGCGACACCAGATAAAGAAACTTATAAAATCTACGCACATATTAAACTACTCAACTCTAAAGAGTTTATCTGTATAGACCGCCTATGGACCAAGGAGTCGCAATGGAATCCAAAGGCTGATAACCCTACAAGTACTGCATTCGGTATACCGCAGCTACTAAAGCTAAAAGAGAAAGACCCGTATAAACAGATTGATTTAGGTATTAAGTACATTCATAAGCGTTATGGTACTGCGTGTAATGCTTGGGCATTCTTCAGAGCTAAGGGATATTATTAATGGTAAAGAGTAAGGATCCACGTTTAACTAGAAACTACAAGAAACAGCGATTGGTAGTACTTGCAAGAGATGGGTATATCTGTAACTACTGTGGTATAGAGCTAGACGGTGCAAATGCCACGGTCGATCACGTTATACCTATAGCAAAGCAGGGCAATCCTATGGACCTACAGAATATGGTTTCTTGTTGCAAGTCTTGTAATTCCAAGAAGGGCAGTAGACCAGAGCACGTTTTTTTAGCACGCACGGCTAC